AGGCCCACCCGCCCCATTTTGTAGTTGCCGGCGCGACACTGGGCCGCCGACGGCTCGGGCGTCAGGTTCTGGCCGAAAGCGCCCTCGTGGGCCGCGCTCTCGATGAGGTGCAGGGGCGTACTGGTCATGCAGGCATGGTATGGCCCGCTTGCCTGTCAATTCGGGGAGTTTTCCGCCTGAAGGTCGGCGGCAATCTGGTGGATGAGGATGCAGATGTCGGCCAGGTCGCGGCCCACTTGCGACTTCTTGGAAAGGCCGCCGAAGTAGTCCAGCTCTGCGGCGATGTCGGCCATTTCATCGGCCATCGCGCGCAGCCGCTTGGCCGGTGATTCTGGATGCGGCTGCGGCGCGGTACTGCTGCTCATGGTGTCAGGCGGCGGCGGGTGCCAGGCTGGCGATCTGCTCGCGCACGGACGCAATGGATTCCTTCAGGGCGTCGCGCTTCTGGGTCAGTACCTGTTCCATCTTCGGCGCGGCGGTGCGGATCCCGGCGGGCGGGCGCACCTTCGCGGCAGCGAGCGTCTTCTGGAACTTGACGCGCCCGGCGTCCAGCGCCTGCACGATTTCCGCGATGGCCTTCACATGGTCGTCCTGGTTCTTGATGGGAAGCGCCTTGCCATTCACCAGCACCTGGAAGATGTCGCCCGACTGCTTGATGCGCAGCACCACCTGCTGAGAATCGGCGAAGGTCAGGGTCATTTCCCGGTAGGTGATGCCGGACGAACGCTTCACCGTGGCAGGCACGTCCTGCTGCACGACATTCGCGCCGGCGCGCGAGAAGAAGCGGACGGCCTGCTTGGCCGCCTTGTCCTTGGCGGACAGGTCTTCAAAGCTGAAAAGCAGGTTTTTCATGGTCTGGTTTCCTTTCTCTTTCAAATCGGGTCGTCGGTGTTGGAGCCGCCCTTCGCTACGCCACCGTGCTTGTGGTCGCTACCCACGTTCTTGCCGTTGTGCGTCAGGGAACCGCCCTCGACGGCAAAGCCACCATTCACCGTGGATGCCTTGCCGCCGGCGCCTTGCACCGTCAGGCCGCCGGCCACAGTCAGATTGCCGGTACAGGTCGTTTCTGGCGAATCAATCGTTGCCTGCGGGGCCTGCACCGTGACATGCGAGCCGGACTTGATGAGCACGTCGCCCTGGGCGATCAGGTTCATCAGCGCATCGGCGAGCAATTCCATGTTGGCATGGTGCCAGCGCCGCCAGCCCGTCGAATTTCCCGCCTGCGGGTTACGGTAGCCGGTGATGATGGGGTAGCGAGCATCGCCGCCGATGAAGGCAACCCAGACGGGATCGCCCGCCGTGATTTCGATTTCAGTGGTGTTCGCGCCGGCGCGCGACTTGTCGCCCAGGGAATACTCGATTTCAGCCAGCGGCAGCACGTCGCCGCCGTCGGTCAGGCCCGGAATCTCCACTCGGCACATGCGCGCGGCGGCATCGTAGCCGCGCACGATGGCCGGATAGCGGCCAGGCAGGAAACCGTAGGATTCGCCGGCCTTCATTCTTCGAGGCTCCCTACCCAGAGCCGGGTGTAGGCTTCCTGCGCACCGCCGTCGTCCGTGCCGCTGCCGAAGACATGGGCCGCCGTGATGACCGCCAGCTTGGCGCCACCGGCGTAGGCGATCAGGTCGCCAGCCACGACGTTCCCGCGAAGGGTCGTGCGCGAGGTCTTGCGATGCACGAGGCAGCGCGTCATGTTGCGCAGGCGCTGGGCATCCTTGAAGGGCGAAAACCGCACCGCGCGCGGCTTGTCCCGGTTGCCGAATACCGCTTCGCCTGATGCGGCCAGCGAGAAGAACCACGGCACGGTATGCCGTTCGAGAAAGCCGCTCTCCACGTCCTCGGAAGTGTTATCGGGCAGCGTCAGCACCGTGGCCTGCTTGAACAGGTCGCCCAGACGGACGAATTGCAGCTTGCCGCCCTTCCAGCGCACCGCTCCGCCCTCTTCTTGCAGCAGGCGGGCAATGTGGAAGGTCGGGGTGTCGCCCACGGGGCAGCAGAAGCGCGGCACCGGGAAGTCGGCATCCACGCCCCTGATGGTCGCGCCGGCGGCCCGGTAGATGGCGGCCAGCGAGGCGTTCTCCTTGATGATGGCCCGGCTGCGCACGTAGGCGGCGCCCTGGCACGCATCGAGCAGCGCGGTCACGCTGTAGGCTTCCATGTCACGCTGCCCTTGGGCGGAGCGCCCGGCGATGCGCTTGGACTTGACGATGCGCAGCGCGTCGCTGCCAACGGTCAGCACCTGGCCCTCGGCAAGGCGCTTGTCCAGCCCGTCGTCGCCGGCCCGGATATCGGCTTCCAGCGTCAGAGGGATGGGGGATAGGTCAGAGCGTAGCGTGGCGGACTTGATGAGGTCGCCGCGAAGCTGCTTACCGTCGGCGAAGGTCACAATCACGGCTACACCGTCAGGATGGGTTGGAAGAAGGCCCTATGCGGCATTTCCGCCTCGATCTGGGCGATGTCGCCGGCAATCTCGCTGGCAGAGCGCCCGAAGGGATCAACACCCATGCCGCGCGACGCTTCGAGCTGCAAGGCCGTCTCGCGCTCGACGTACAGCAGGAACAGGGGGCGAATCAGCGCCCACTCGGATTCGTTGATTTCCAGGTCGCCGTCGATGGCTGGAACCGGGTCGGCGCCCTCGCGCGCGCGGATGACGGCATACCCGGCATAGAACCGGGTGGCCGCCATCGCTTGCGCAAGTACCGTTTCCTCGTCCAGCAGATTGCCGGCGGGCCGCTCTTGCGTGGCGAACTGCGAAGCCAGCGCGGAGAGCGTTTCCATTAGCGGTAGTCGTTCGAGTTGCCGGCGGTGGTTTCGCCGAAGTAGTGGAAGAACGCCGTGCCGGTAATCATCAGCACCTGCGAGCGGTTCTCCCAGTCGCGGTCGGGGTCATCCACCTGGATGAAGCAATCGACGATGCGCTTGACGCGCAGGTACTGCTGCGGCGTGCCTTCATACACCTTGGCGTTGAAGTAGCCGCCCTTGGCGATGAGATTCACCAGCATCTGATCGACGCTGCCGGCCACGTCTTCCAGCAGGGAGATTTGGCCCTGGTGGGCGATCTTGATTTGCTGGGCCTGGTACATCATCGAACCCAGCGGCATCGGAACTTCGATTTCGCCGGCGGGCGCGGTCTGCGGCCACGGGAACTGCTTGCACTTCAGCCAGCTTTGCTCGAAGCCTTCGATTTCCAGGGAGAAGTCGCTGGAAATGGCCTTGGCGCCCAAGGCGCGGGTCGCGTCGTAGTGCCCCTTCAAAAGGGCAGAAGTAGAAACGGTCATGTCGTTGTCCTTTCGTAGGGGATAGAGACGTACATAGGCACTGTATGGCACGCCCTGCCCGGCACCCGGCGCAGTTTTCCGCCTACTGGCAGGCCAGAATGGCCGCTTCCAGCTCGGCCTCGTAGCCCTGTCGCTGCTTGCGCTCTGCGCGCAGGGCCGCCATCTGGCGGAAGACGGTGGAACCCAGCGGAAGCGCCTCGACGGCGTAGGCCGGCTTCGTCGGCGCGGACACCTTGCACGGGACAGGAACAGGGACAAGCACCTGCTGCACGTCGGGCGCGCGCTGCGCGGGCGCGGCGCACCCGGCGAGGCCGGCCAGCGCAGCAAGGGCAATGGTCAGGATGACGGTCTTCATGGCTTCCCTCGCTCGGTCTTCAGTTCGGCGTCGAACGCGGCGGACGCGGCGGCGCACTCGCAACGGCTGATGTATGCCATGCACTTCGTGACGAAGCCGAAGATGTGGTTTCGCGCCGCCTCGACATCGGCAAGGCGTTCATCCAAGTCCTCGACGCGCTTCTGCAAGCGGGTGAAGGCGTCGCGGTCAGAGGCATCGGCCTTGAGGGTCACGGCATCCTTGCTGACGCGAAGGCCAATCCATCGAAGGATCGTGAAGCCCAGCAGCGCCAGGCCGGCAATGCCGCCTGCTTTCTGTTCGGGTGGAAGTCCGTCCAGCATCCTTACATCCTCCGACGGGCAAGCACCTTCCCGAGATTGCCAATGGAGCGAATCACGGTGTTCAGGCGATCAACGGTTGCGGCTTGCGTTTTCAACTCGGCTTCCTTTCCCTTCTTCCAGTCCTCGAAGGGCTTGCCCTCGAAGAACCGTTTGGCGACGCTGGGCTGCATCGCCAAGGCTTCGTTCAGTGATGTGGATGAATATAGGGTGAGGCTAGATGCCGTCCCCATCAGGTTTTCCGACCAGCTCGCGCGCCATTCGGGAGAGACAGGAATGAACCGGAAAACGGGCCGGCGGCAAGTTGCTTGCCGCCCCTCCTTTCGGCATAGCCACGATGCCGTCCTCGGTGAATTCCAGCTTGAAGAAGTGGTGCAGCTTGTCGCGGCCTTCCAGGTACAAGCCCATCAGCCGCGTGAAGTCGCTGTCCGGGTAGCCCTTCAGCACGCGCACGCGCGCCAGCAGGTATTCGTCGAACTCGCCCTCGCCGTCGGCGGCCTCCGGCACTTCCTCGCCGGTGCGCAGCAGTTGCGCAGCCATCGCGCCGAACAACCAGTGCAGACGGCCAGAGAGGCCCTCGACCTCGCCCACCATGCGCTCGATGGATTCAGCCATCGCGCCGGTGAGGTGCCGGACGTGCCAGGTGTCGCCCCCGACCTCGCCCACCTCGACGGCCTGCACCGAAGTCTGGATGTCGGCCTCGCCTTGCAGGTAGTCCGAGTAGCGCCCGGCGCCCAGCGAGAAGTCGGGGCCGTCCTCGGTCGTGGCGGAAAGGTAGTGGCAGACGGCCAGGATGCGCTCCTGCACCGTCCAGCGGGCCGGGTCATCGACACCGCCCTTCGTCGCATCGACGGCAGCGCGCAGGAAGGCCGTGGTGCTGGCCTCTTCCATGTGGCCGGGCATGGCGGCCAGTGCCAGCGAATCGCCGATGGACAGTTCGCGCAGTTGCAGCGTCAGGCGGCGCGTGCGAAGTGGGGGGAAGTAGATCATGGGGTCTGGTGCTCCTACGTGAGGCTGACTTTCTGGGAGTTCGCCCAGTCCTTGCGGTCAAGGGCGGTCAGCGTGCAGAGGGTCATGGGCACGGCGAGCTCGACGTACTGGCCGTTCGCATCCACAGGGGAGTTCATGGGCATACCGATGGATTCGATCACCAGCGGCGAGTAGGTACGTCCCTTGAACTTCATGGCGACGCGCGTGGGCGACTTCGACGGCATCAGGGCTTCGACATAGCCCATGTCGCCCTTCGTCGTCTCGGCGGCGCGCGCCAGCAGGGAGCCATCCTTCGATAGCTCGATGGGCAAGGCCCACTCCATCAGCTTGTTGAACGGGGCCTCGACCTCGCTTGCCGGGTCGCGCCAGGCGCGGAACAGAGCCACCACCTGGATCTTCACCGGCGGCATCCCGTTGAACACCTGCGTGCTGTTCAGCTTCGTGATGCCGGTGCGCCCCTCGAATTGCTTGAGGAAGTCGTTGGACTTCTGCTGGGCGCTACCCTCGGTCTTCGTCCCCGACTTGTTGCCTGGCAGCATGACATCGACGATGGGCTGAAGCGCGCCGGACTGAAGCATCGCCATCAGCGCCGGCGCCTTCGATTCCGGCCCGGCCTGCTCGAACGGGCTCTGCCAGTTCAACACCATTTCCATGTTCGCCTCGGTCAGCGGCGCGAGCACGGTGGCCGCGTCGCTTTGCGAGGTGCGCCCCCAGGAATCGTCGCCGGTCTTGACCACCTCGTAGAAGCTGGCGATCAGGTGCGGCGAAAGCCCGTCCCAGAGAGAGGACAGGCCGCCGCCCACCAGCGTGGGCGGGAGAATGGAAGGGATGTTCGGCATAGAAGAAAAAAGGGCGCTACCGCACGAGGCAGCAGCGCCCAGGCCCCATCATGGCAAGGAGAACTTCTTACTTCAGGCCCGCGCGCTGGCGGATGCGCATGGACTTCATGCGGCGCATCATCGCCCCGGCGGAATGGCTCTTCATACGCGCCTTGCGGATCGCCACCTTCTGCTTGGCGGACAGGCGGACGTGGCCGGAGATACGCTTGTTGATGCGCACCTTCTTCCCGCCACGGATGACCACCTTCTTGCGGTAGGCGGCGTCCAGCGCAGGCTCTTGGTCGTCGTCGGAGAACACGAAGGCGTCGATGTCATCGCCGGCGCCGTCTT